TTTATTTTAAGATTTCCATCTTCATTAGGAATAAACGAATGGTATGTTGAAAGTACAAGTAGACCTACAATTACTATTAAAGATATTGAGATACCATTCTTAAATACATCAACATATGTTGCTGGACGTTTTACATGGGGTACGATTAGTGTGACATTTAGAGACCCTATTGGACCTTCAGCGTCTCAAGCCCTTATGGAATGGGTTCGTTTATGTGCGGAATCAGTTACAGGTAGGATGGGTTATGCTGCTGGTTATAAAAAAGATGTTGACTTGGAAATGTTAGATCCAACTGGTGTTGTTGTTGAGAGATGGAAAATGGAAGGTTGTTTCTTAACTACAGTTAATTTCCAATCTTTATCTTATAGTGATGATAAAGTAATGACAATTCAAGCAACATTAAGACCTGACCGTTGTATTTTGGTTTACTAATTTTTCATTCAAAATATTATCAATCCCCTATTACTTTTAAGTGATTAGGGGATTTTTTAATTACTTTTATATTTTACATATTATTATTTAAAATAAAAAGTATGGATCAAAATTTATTTAATGCAGCCACGGAGAATTTTAATTTACCACATGATGTGATTCAATTACCATCTGGAGGTATTTTCTATAAAAACAAAAAGAAATCAGTTAAGGTTGGTTATTTAACTGCAACTGATGAAAATATTTTAGCTGGAGCAGTACAAAACTCCAATCAAAATATAATTTTAACTCTTCTTAGAAATAAGATATACGAACATGATTTAAGACCTGAAGATTTATTAGAGGGTGATGTTGAAGCTATTTTGATATTTTTAAGAAATACATCATTTGGACCTGAATATAATGTTACAGTTAACGATAAAACTACAGGTAAAAATTTTGAAACAACAATATTATTGGATGAGTTAAATATAAAAAGAACTCAAGTTACACCCGATGAAAATGGAATGTTAACAACAATATTACCACGTTCAGGTAATACTGTAAAAGTTAAACCATTAACTTATTCCGAAATTCTTGAATTAGATAATATGGTTGAACAATACCCTATTGGAAGAATAGCACCATCAGTGACTTGGAGATTAAATAAAATAGTTCAAGAAGTTGATGGGATAACCGATAGAGAAAAAATATCATCATTTATTGATTCATTACCAATAATGGATTCGAAACATATTAGAAATTTTGTAAAGGAAAATCAACCATCATTAAATTTAGAAAAAACAGTAATAGCCCCGTCAGGAGAAAAGGTATCTATCAAGATTGCCTTTGGGGTGGAGTTTTTTCGCCCTTTCTTCTAGTTATCGACAATCACTACTTGATGAATATTTTTATCTTGGAAAATTTATCGGCACGTCATATTCTGATTATCTAATCATGCCAACGTATGTTAGAAAATATCTAATAAATAAAATCATTGAATTCAATAAACCCCCTGACAATAAATAATTGTTGGGGGTATTTATTTTATAAAATAAAGATATAAATGAGTAAAAAAAGATTCTTAAATGAGGTTAAAGATGTTATCAGTGAAGTAACATCAGGAACTAAACAAATTAATGATTTTCAAGAAGCTATTGGTAATATGGAAACCTCAGCTATTGAGGTTGCAAAACAATTTGGACAAGGTAGAGAAAATATATTAAATATAAAAGCTGCGTTAAATGATGCCGCTGATAGTTTAAGAAGTGTTGGTTTAGGTGTTGAGGAATCCTTAGAAACCGCACGAAAAATACAAATGGAATTTTCGGGGGCAATTGGTAGAAACGCCCTTTTAGCTTCAGAATCATTTGGAGAGATTGAAGCCATGACTAAGGTTGCTGGAACTAGTGTTACGACAATTACTAATTCATTTGCTGATGCTGGTATGTCAATATTACAGGCGGGAGAAGAAATGTCAAAAGTTATTAGTTCCTCAAGAGAAATCGGTGTTAATACAAAACAAGTATCTGATATGGTATTATCTAATTTATCTAAAACAAGTCAATTTAATTTTCAAGGTGGTGTTGAAGGTATGGCTAAGATGGCTGCGCAAGCGGTAAATCTTAGAATTGATATGAAAAGTACTTTAGACATCGCAGATAAATTATTTGACCCTGAAAAGGCGATTGATATGGCTGCGGCAATGCAAAGATTGGGGGTTGCTCAAAGTGATTTATTAGACCCACTCAGATTGATGGATTTAGCCCAAAACGATCCTGCAGAATTACAAAATCAAATCGCTGAAATGAGTAAGGAATTTGTTAGATTAAATGAAAAGGGACAGTTTGAAATAATGCCAGGTGCTAAACGACAACTCAAAGAAATTGAAACTCAATTAGGTTTAGGTAGAGGTGAATTATCTAAAATGGCGTTAGCGGGAGCTGAATTGGAGGATAAGTTAAGTAAAATAAAATTACCTGAAGATACTTTCAACGAAGATCAAAGAAAATTTATTGCTAACATGGCTACTATGGGACCTGGTGGTGAATATACTTTGAAAGTTGATGGTAAGGATATGGGGTTAGATAAAGCCCTTAATTTATTTACTCAAGACAAGAATAAGTTAAATGAGTTCATGGAAGCACAAAAACCAAAAACCATGGAAGAACTAGCAAAAGAACAAATCAATATTTTTGAAAGAATGGATAGGAACTTAGAAAGTTTAAGTAAAATAGGTTTTAGAACTGGTATGGCAGTTGGATCAACAAAAACAACTGAGGATGTGGTAACCGGATTTGAAAGCATTACAAGTGAAGTTCCTGATATTTTTGAATCAGGAAAATTAAGTTCAAAATCCTTAAGAGAATCAAGTCAAGAAGGATTGGGTGATGTAACAAGTAAACTTAAAGAAGGTGATGTTCAAGGTGCTATAACAAGTATCTTTACCAATACTTCAGGATTTTTTAAAGAGACGTTAGATGGACTTATAAAAAACGGTAAAGAATCTGTAAATGATATATTAAATTCAAAAAATGATGCTGTTGAATCTATTGTTGGATTAACAGAAAAAGTATCTGGATATAAACTTAGAAGTAACGAATCAGAAACTAGTAAAACAACTAAAGAAGCTTCAGTCAAACCTATGACGGTTAATGAGGAATTAAAAACAACTAAACCTGAAACAACAACTAAAGAATCAACAACAACAACAAATGAAGTTAAGTTTACACAACCTCTCAAATTAGATATATCAGTATCTGGTGTTTCAGGATTATCAGAACAAGAACTTAAATCTATTATTGAAAAATCAAATTTAGATGAATTACTTTATGATGCGGTTAAAAGAGCTGAAGCAACTAAAGTTGGTACAACAAAACCTTAATAAAATAAAAAAATATCTATTTATTATAAAAAAGTATGTCAGATAGTCCATTATCATTTATATCTACAGCTAGTTTCAGAAACAGTTTAATGTCTCGTAATTTAGCTCCTTATACATTACAAGGAGTTTATTCACCCCCTGTTTCTAGTATAAACTATCCTACCGTTTTAGGTGATTTAAATGTAATTGATTCCCCTAATAATTTAATCGGAGATAGTCCTTATCCTGATTTATTATATCCATTGAACGAATATGGTCCTGAAGGTGGATATACAAGAACAGTTATTAATAACAAATACCCTATTAAACCAAATAGAGGTGAATATGACCCTAATGATACTGAACTTGATTTGGTTAATGAATTTTTTATTGATGCTGCGTATATTGAAAACAGGTATGGACCTATTGGTGGATATAACAGTATGGTTATTATTGATTCATTAGAAAATAAAAATAAGTTATATACACCATATTGGGATCCACCTACATTTATACCATCATCATATTCACCGTATAATATATTATTTTCTAATGATCCGACAGGTAATAGTGGATTATTATCACAAGATTCATTTATTGCTAAGTTAGGTGCTAAAACATTAAAGAATTTATTACAAGATAGAATTAATGTTGAAAACGTTCAAATTAATGCAAGTTCAGGTAATTTGGATATTTTCAGTAATCCTTTGGACGCAACTTTACTTGTTTCAGGAAGGATAGACACGACTAATAGAAATTATAAAATTACAATACCTGAGCAAGGACTTGGGACTTCTCAATCTTTATCATCAAGATTGTCGGAAAACTATTATCCCGCCTCACCAATACCTGGTGATTATTTTCTTAACACCCCATTTAATGCGGGTACTAGTGCTCAAATTACGAGTGGTGTTAATGTTTTAAATCAACTTACAGGAGGTGCTTTAGGTGGTATTTTAAATGTTATTAGAAACCCATCTCAAATATTTTTAGCAAATACGGGTAATGGACAAAGATCAATTCTGTTTGCTAATTTAGCATATAATAGGTATCAACCGGGTTATGAAAGAAATACAGGTACTGATGGAGCAATTGGACAATTTGCTGCAAATGCCCTTGGTGTTGGAACTGGTGGATATTATATTGGGAGTAAAAACGCTGACCCCGCGTTCATTACCTCACCACCAAATCAAATACCTGTTGACTCTTTTGGTAGACAAATTCAGACACCTGTTTATGGTCCTTCCGAACTTGGTATTTTATTTGAAGGTAATGAAGATAAAATAAAATTTGGTTTAGCGGGAAAATCATTATCTGATGGTGGATCAATTGATGGTGAATTTGTTTGGACATCACCAAAATATAAAGCAAACGCAGGTTACAAAGCAACACCAGGTGGAGGTGTTGGTTCATTAGATAGTGAATTTAATCAGATAAGTTCACAATACACTAGTAATGAATCAACAAATATAACATTTAAACCGTCATCAATCTTAGACTCAACACAAAGATTAGTTAATGCGGCTGACAATGTACAAGGTATAACAAAATTAAAACATGTTGGTAATGCTATTAATCAAGTTAGTAAAGTTTTCAACGATGGATATAAAGAACTTACTAAGGGTTCTAAGGTTTTGTCATATAAAGATAACACAACAGGTGGAGAAGCGGGTATTGAATACTGTAGGGTATTTACAAAAGATACTCCATATTTTACATATAATGATTTACAAAAAACTGATGGTATTACGACTTCAGGTAGAAGATTTGTTAATTCAGTTTTAGATAATACATATAATTTGAACATTGCACCACTTAGAAATCCAGGTTCAACTAATATACAACCAAACTCAAAAGGACAATTAGTTGCTAAAAAATATATGCTATCAATTGAGAATCTTGCTTGGAGAACTTCGAGTAGACCTGGATTCACTTATGATGATTTACCTGTATGTGAGAAAGGACCGAATGGTGGCAGAGTCATGTGGTTTCCTCCATATGATTTAACATTCAGTGACACAAGTACTGCAAATTTTCCAAGTACTTCTTTCTTGGGAAGACCTGAACCGATTTATACTTATAAAGATACCGTAAGGACGGGCTCAATTAGTTTTAAAATTATAGTTGATCATCCATCAGTAATGAATACAATTATTGAGAAACAATTAAAAGGACAACAAAAAGAAAGGATTGATTCTATTATAGATTCATTCTTTGCTGGATGTGTTAAATATGATGTATACGAACTTGCTAAAAAGTTTAATATGTTAAAACCATCCGACATCTATGAATATCAAGAAATTTTGAATAATCCTAGATTAACTAGAGAGGAATTAGCGGGTGTTAATTTTGAAATTCAAAAAACTGTAACAATACAACCACCTAAAGGTGGGAGTACAAATGGCGAAGGTGGTGATGCTAATTTAACTACAGTTGAAACTATCATAGAAAAAGACGATCCTGAACAGAAAAATTTTGAGGATAAGTATAAGGAATTAGCATTTTATTTTCATGACGATATTCCATATCCACAAACAGGAACTGTTTCTAATCAACCTTATTCAGAAACTTTTGAAGCTTATAAAAAATTGATGCCAACATATGAAACCACATCTAATTCATTATTTGGTAACACATCACCTTTCTGTAAAAAAACAGGAAATGTTATAGTTTCAGAAAATAAAAAAACTAATGTTGATACTGGAAAGTCACACCAACAATATTGTAATGAGGCTAAAAATGTTAAACAGTTTTTTGATACTATAATTGAAACTAATTATAAAAAAATTTTGGACAACTTTATTGTTGATGCTTTTAATGCCATCAAAAATGAGGGTGAAATAACAATTGAAATGATTGGATCAGCATCTGCTTTAGGTAATCAAGATTATAATAAAAACCTTTCGTTAAGAAGGATTGACTCTGTTAAGAAATTTTTTGAAGAAACAAAAGTTGGGGATGCTAATTTAAAACAAGCAATTTTAGATAAAAAATTTATCATAAAATCGGCTCAAGGTGATGGTGAAGATACTGTAATACCGAAAGCTGGTGAAGGTGATACTTTTGGTTTTAGTGTTGATTGTCGAAACGATGTAAAAGGAGGTAATAATAATTTTACCGACAATTCTTATGCTCAAATATATTCAGTATATGCAATGGCATGTAGAAGGGTTAAGATTAATAATATTAAAGCTAAGTTTAAACAAATAAAAGAAGTAACTACTACCAAAGTTGCGGGTAACGATCCATTACCTGTGGAACAAAAATATATTGAAAAATCAACTATAATACCACCGAGATTACAACCTACTGTAAGTGTAACTAAAAAATTAAAAGATGGTATTAGTAAAAAAATATTAAGAAATTTATTTTCTGAATGTGATTACTTTGAAGTAATCCAAAAGGAAAATCCAATGATATACACATCAATTAAAGAAAAAATAAAATACTTTAATCCTGCTTTCCATTCAATGACTCCTGAAGGATTGAATGCTCGTTTAACATTCTTGAATCAATGTGTTAGACCTGGTGAGACAATACCTGTAATTGGAGCTGATGGAAGACCTAAGTATAATGATGCGGTTAATACTTCATTTGGAGCACCTCCGGTATTAGTATTAAGAGTTGGAGACTTCTATCATACAAAGATAATTCCAAAAAGTTTGTCATTTGTTTATGACAATAATCTACTAGATATGAATCCTGAAGGTATAGGTGTTCAGCCAATGATTGTTAAAGTTACGTTAGGATTTGATATGATTGGAGGACATGGGTTAGCTAAACCTGTTGAACAATTACAAAACGCGTTATCATTTAATTATTATGCTAATACTGAAATTTATGATGAAAGGGCAACACCTACCGATGATTCATATAAGAAGATTGATAAAGAATTAGAACAAATTATATTGGCGGGTGAAAAACCTGCAACACTTAATAATGTAACTAATAATCCTACAAATGATGGTGGAGACACTATTGGGGAAATCCAACCAAATATACCAATATCTAATGGACAGACAGG